GACGCTAGGTGCTCCGGTCATGAACGTCGAATACACCTTGCAGCGCTCCACAGATGGTGGCGTGACATGGGTCAATGTGCGCGGCGGCTCGGCGATGGGCACGCAGAGCGTCACCGTTGTCGATGACTATGAATACGTACCGAACCAGCGAAACGACTACAGGGTGCTCGCCCCGGTGTTCTATGAGTCGTTCAACCGCGAATATCCTTCGGGAACCACCCTGGAGACGACGGGGAGTGCCACTAGCTACGCTTCTACCCCCGACGCTGCGGCACTGGACATCGTAGGGGATATCGACATCCGCGCGGACATCGAACCAGCACAATGGCCGCCCGCGTCCGACGCCACGTTGGTGTCCAAATACATGGACGCCACCAACAACCGCAGCTATCGCCTTGACGTGATGTCCACGGGCAGGCTCCGCGTCACCTGGTCAACGACCGGCGTCAACGCCTTCTCTATCGTCTCGTCCATTCCGTTGGACATTGTCGGTGGAGAGCGCATCTCCGTACGCGTTGCGTTCGATGTGAACGATGGCGCAGGCGGGCGTGCCGCGACGTTCTACACCGCTCCCGGTGCCACATCCCTGAACGGCCCCTGGACACAGCTGGGCACAACGCAGACGCAAGCGGGAACGACTTCGATATTCTCCGGTACCGCTGCGATGGAAGTCGGATCGCGGAACGGCGGCGTTACCACCCTATTCATGGGCAATACCTACCACGTGCAGGTGCGAAACGGCATCGCCGGTGCGATCGTCGCCAACCCGATCTTCTCAGCCCAACCTGCCGGAACTGTCGTCTTCGTTGACTCGGCGGGGCGCACGTGGACCGTGCAGCCCGGAGCGTCGATCATCACCGTCTCCCCTGTTCCTGGCATCGACTGGGGCACTACCGACACCGGTCAGACCTGGACGCTTGGCAGTTCGTCGGCCGGTTTCAGCATGTACGTGGACAACGGCGTAGGCGTGATCGCCAGCGCTTCTCCTTCGGGGCAGACTGCGGAAGTGGTGGCAGGTCCCGTACCGGGGCTCACTGACGGTGATATCACGTGGTCGGCTATCTACCCGGATCCCGCGAACCTGCTTGACTCACCTGTCGAGTGGGGAGTGGGGCTGCGTGCCGCAGACACCAGTAACACCTATGAGTCGAAACTGCGGTTCAACACCGATGCCGACGACTTCAGCGTCGAATTGCAGCTCGGCAAGCTCGTCGCGGACGTCTATACCGAACTGGGCGACAGCGGGTCGCTTGGGACGTGGACCCCGGGCGTTCCTTGGCATGTGCGGTTTCGCCTACAGGGAACGACGTTGCAGGCACGGGCGTGGGAAGAAGGCGACGCGGAGCCAACCAACTGGGCGGTAGTAGCCACCGATACCGATCTTGTCGCCGGAACCGGTGTGTACGCCCGTGGGTTCAAGGCTTCAGGCACCGAATATGAGCAGTGGTTCGGCCCGATGTCCGCTGATACGATTCCGCCTACCGTAGGTGCAACTGCGTTCGTAACGCCTGAGCAGCTTGAGACCTACCTCAAATCAGTGACGTTCCCGTTGCTGAATCGCCCCCTCGACTGCGTCGACTGGGACGCGCTGAGTCGTGACTCACGCGCGGGGTTCTTCGACATCAAGGGGCGACACGAAATCCTGGCGATTGCCGACGTCGGCTCTTCCGGATCGTTCACGTTGACATTCGTGACCGACACGAATGCGGAACTTCGCGGGGTACGTGCGCTGCTCACGTTCGGCGGCATTCTGTACATGCAGCCTCCAGGGGATATCGAGGAGGACTGCCCCACCGACTTTTCCGGTATCCCTGACGGATACATGATGTGGGACGGCTCTATTGAGCGCCATTCGCTTCGCGGTACGAACATCCGGGGTTGGACAGTCGGATTCACACGCGTTGCGGCTTCCGATTCTTCGGACATTATCCCCACAACGATCACATGGCAAATGCTTTGGGATATGATTGGACCTGAGGGGACGTGGGAAGACGTCTGGGCTATGTGGCCCACTTGGCAAGATCTCTGGCTAGCAGAGGGTGACATCTCGTCGTTTGGGGAAGTACTGTGAGTGACCGCACGAACAATGATCTAGCTGCGCTATTGACACCGGCACCGTCGAGGGGCGTGCAATTCGGACAAGGCAAAATCCTTACGTGGGAACGCGGCGGGGAACTGCGAAATACGGTTGAATGGCGTGGCATCACGCTTACCGATATTCCGATGGTCGAAGGCGTGAACGCGCTGGCATTGAAGCCGGGCGACATCGTCGGCCTGCTCGGGTGGGCACCCGAGAACGCCAAAGGTGTCGGTACGTGGTGGATCATCGGTAAGCTGTCAAACCCCGGTGAAGATGTATCAGACTTGACGTTTTTCCTTGGTCAGGTCCGCTATATGACCAAGATTGATCCTGGTGTCGCACAGATATACATCGGGTGGTCTAAGACAACCGGCCTGCCGCTGACCATCTTTTACTATGGCGACGGTGCCGAAACGCGGGCACTCTCGATTCAAAACCAGGACCTCATCGCTATTCGCGATCCTGAGGGCCGAATTATCTTCTCAAATGACTCTGATTCCCGCAACGGCATCGGTCGACCGTATTTCAATTACCATCTTGCAGCAACTACAGACGCGATGCTCGAAGGCACGATTCTCGTACCTTCAACTCGATCGGGGTTTTATGTCCCGATCTACGAAGGCCGTCCCTCTGTATGGCACCCGAGGGTGTCATACGACATCGGCATTTCCGCTACCGGAGTTACCGATTGGCGCATCGTCGTGAACGGCACCGTTGTATTCACCGGATCACCTAGCGCGGCTGGTGACTTCAATATCCCCGGGTGGGGAACGACAGTGTTTCCCGATGACATCGTGACCTTTGTGATCCAAGCCAGGAACACCGGCGGCGGATTCACTCGTGTCATGGTGCGAAGGTTCGAAGGAAAACAGTCGTAATGGTGACCGCAGCCGATTTCGCGACGCTCGTATCCGGTTCCCACATCGCTAGGTTCCGGGCGACACTGGTATCCGGATTCCAGACCGGGGAGGACCCGAGCGGCATGGCGCTTCGCGTTGTCGGTGGGAGTGTCGAGTTCGACGCAGCCGCTGATATCCGCGCCACCGGGAGCGTGAGCATCGCCGAAGACTGGCCTACCGCACGTGATCTCAGCTTCGCGCCTTACGGTAGTGAGGTGTTCCTGTCTCGCGGCATCGAAACCGGGGCGCTCGGTGTGCTGTGGGCTCCGCTGGGGTACTACAGGATCAGCCAGACGACGCAGCCCGATGCCGCCTACGGACCGTTGGATCTCGACCTTGATGATCGCATGGCGACGATCATCGACTCCCGATTCACGCAGCCCCGCCAGTGGCTTGTCGGAACATCCGTAGGCGATATCGTCAACGAAGTCGTGCTTGAGGTGTACCCCGATGCGGTGATCATCTGGGACGACGACTCGGACCTAGCGGAGATCGGCCGTTCCCTCATTGCGGAAGAGTCTCGACTCGAAGTGCTCAAGATGCTCGCTGACGGGCTCGGCAAGATCTTCTATTGGGATGAGCAGGGCAGGCTGACCTTCAAGGACATTCCGCCGGAAGACGACATCATCTGGTCGGTGAAGGCCGGTCCGGGTGGTGTCATGGTCAGCGCCGATCGCTCGTTGTCCCGCGACGGGGTGTACAACGCCGTAGTGGTGAACGGTGAAGGGGCCGACGAGCTAACGCCGGTGCGCGCTATGGCGATCAACGCCCAGGAGTCGAGCCCTACGTTCTTCGGCGGTCCGTTCGGTCGTATCCCGCGCTTCTACGCGTCGCCGTTCATCACCACGCAGAGCCAAGCCGAGAACGCCGCCGTCAACCTGCTGAGGCGCACACTGGGGCTGTCGTACGACGTAGGGCTATCCGCCGTACCAAACCCGGCTGTACGGCCGTACGATGTGCTACGCGTGGTGTACAACGACGGAACCAGGGAAGTGCACATCGTTGACAGGGTGACCATCCCGCTTGACGTTACGACACCGATCAGCATTGCCACCAGACAGTCGGTCATCATCCACGTGGGGGTCTTGTAATGCCGCAAACACCGACATACGGTTTCGAGTACGAAACGCCGCAGAGCAAACCGGGCATTACGCTGACCGGGAACTCGGACGGCTTGACGCCAATCCTTGCCGAACAGGTGGAGACGGTCATCGCCGGAGTCGACAGCCGTCTAGCTGCCGCTGAGGGCGATATTGCCGCACTCCAGGCGACGTCCCCGTCCGATACCGGGTGGCTGGCGATGGCGACTACTACCGCAGTGGGGTTCTCGGCAGTGTCGGCGGTGTACCGCCGATGGGGTCCGGTGACCGGCATTCGAGTCGAATGTGAGCGAACCGGGGCCGCCATTGTCGCCAACTCGTCAGGGAACGTAGCCGGTGACCCTGCGATTTTCACCATCGACACCATAGAGGCACGCCCCGACCGAGAGCAGTTGCTGCTGTTGCAATGCACGCTCACCTCCGGTGGTTCCAGGCTCGGCACGAACGGTGTTTTCACCGTGACTGACCTGAACTCTTCATCATCGATCGCCACGAACGATCTGGTCCGCGTGAGCGCCACCTACTTCGTGTCGACATTCAGCTAGGAGGATACGGTGCCGAATACCAGCAACTACGGATTCGACTACGAATCGCCTAGCTCACTGCCGGGCGTGACCCTGACGGGCGGACCGACGACCTCTTCCCCCGTTCTCGCGGTGCAGGTCGATGCCGCGCTTGCTTCGACCGACAACGTTGTATCGAGCCAGGCGTCCGACATCGCCGCACTAGAAGCCTCGGTTGCGGCGGCAACGACGTCGATCACGAACTTGACCAACTGGTCACGGCGCGGGTCGACGTCGTTCACTTTCACCTCGCAATCGTCTTCGACCACCGGTGTGAACTTCGGATTCACATTCCCGGGAATTCCAACCGTCATGGCGCAGATCGATACCGGTGTTGGTGCAACCGCGCGCTGGGAGGCAAGGGCGATTTCAATCAATGCGAGCGGATTCATCATGTTCGTGTACTCGTCTGACGCTACGTCGGACACCTGGACTGATATACCTGTCAGCTATATGGCGCTGTATCGCGCCTAAGCTGCTTTGGCGACAGAGCTGCGCTTACGGCACCGCCATGTGACAGCGCAGCTCGCGCACACCTGCCACTCGTCGCCTTCGGCGGTGATGACCAGTAGCCCCTTACAGACCGGGCAGGCGGCCCGGTATCTGAGCCTGATCAGTGCACGTCGTTCCTTGGGGGACAGGCCGCCCCACACTCCGTAAGCGGCCCCGCCGTTGAGCTGGTCACTGCGTAGCCCTTCCAGGAGGCATTCACGTCTGACAGGGCATTGCTTGCAGAACGCGGCTGCTGTGGTGTTCACGGACCGGTCACCGGGATCGGCGTCCCACGGGTCGATGGATGCGGCATATCCGCGACATGCCGCCTTGATGCGCCAGTCTGGCAGAGGCCCCCTGCTTTCGCGGGGAGCCCCTGACAGTTTGTCACCGTGTGTCAAGTTATCTCCTAGTTATCTATCTCCATAGCGCTTGTCAGCGCGGAGGTTTTCCATCGTCTTGTAGTAGCACAGCCACATCAAAGCGGCGAGGAGGAGGAGTCCTACAGGGAAGATCCATTCATTCTCAGCAACCCAACGCATCGAAGACGAGTAGTGCTTGGATGCCCCCTCGGGGCCGGGGGTGAACGAGCGGAGCATGATGACGGCCGTGAGTACACACAGCGACGTCTTGACTGCCCACGCGGATAGTTCAATTCTGAATCGGTACCAGTTCATCGTGTTGTCCTCTCGTCTTTGTGTTGCTTGCTAAGAGTAACAGCACGAAACCGGACCCCGCAACGGGGGTCCGGTCATTACTTGAGCTTTCTCGCCTGGCGCGCGTTCTCGAAACGCTGCGCAATCACTTCCGCGTGCCGCCCCGAACGGCAGGGGCGCTCATCGATGGGCTTGGTACCCCATTTGTCACCGACATGTTGCACCCACAGGTGTGCCTTGCCTCGTGGCGTTGCGATCATGATGAACCGGTACCGGATGCTCTCAGCAATGTACCGGTTCTGGCTCTTCGGGTCTTTCTGCCAATCGAGCTTCATGCCTGATTCCTCCTGTTGAATGCCTGTTCAAGCTTATCTCTGCGGTACCCCCGCGCCTTCTCGCCGTTGCCCATCGCGAAGGCGTTCGGCTCGACCTCGACACCGTGCACGCGCATACGCACGTGCACCTCAATGTCAGCGACACCGAGCGCAATAGCGAGCCGCGCCGTCGACACACCCTGCATCCCCTCGGACAATTCAAGGGCGGTCACGAGGGCGTCTTTCGCGTCGACCGGCGAGAGCTTCTTAGCGCGTCGCCAGGGCGACCGTGGTTCGAGCGCCTTCACGTCCTCCTTAGTCATGTGCCAAACGCGGGTGGGGTCCGGGGTCCGGTCCTCGCCCTGCACGCGGACCAGCGACCAACCGCCTTTGAGCAGGTCTTCGGCGTGCCAGCCTTTCGCGGTAGCGTCCTCACCAAGCACGTTGCGCGCCTCAGTAGGGGACGACACGGCCATGCACACCTGTGAGGTGAGCTGAGCCGAGATAGCTGAGTCGAGACCCTTACCGGGTCCGGTCACCGTGGGTTTCTGCGTGGCCCACCACAGCGGGATCTCTGCCGACCTCGCGCGCCGTGCGATCGAACGCAGGCCGGTCACCGAGTCGGGAACTTCGGACATCAGTTCCGCACCTTCGTCTACGACGACGACGATGCGGGGGCGCTCAGGCGTGGGCTCCCAGGTGTCAAGGCTTTCGGTGCGCATGATCGTCTCTCGCTCCCGCATCTCGGTCACCAGATCGTCAACAACCGACTGGATACCGTCCGCCTCGGATTCGACGCGAGCGACATGCGACCAGAGCGCACCTTCGACCTTGAGGTCAATGATCACGATCATGGTGTTGGGGAGCGCCAGCGCTTCCGCCATGAGCACACGCAGCGCCACCGACTTGCCCGCGCCAGACATGCCCGCAACGCTCAGTCGGTCGGTCACGTCGACGCTGACGACTTCGCCGGTGTCCGCGTTCAGGCCGAGGCCCTTTCGCTCCGGGTTCCAGGTGAGGTCAAGGTCCCGCACTCGCGTGCGGATGCGAAGGACGGCCCGGTCGGCAGTACCGCCCGGCTTGACCTGCGTCTTGACCTCGTCCGGTACTGCGAGCAGTGCTCTCAGTTGATCGACCTGGTTGTCAAGCTTCGAAGGTGTCCACAGCCCTGCGAACTCCATGGGGATCAGGATGCCGGATTCATCGATGACCGGCGAACCGGGGAACACCTCGTGGAGTTTGCGATCGGCTGCGCTGGCCTCCCAGGTGTGCACCCGGTCGATGATCGCCGATTCCTGAGCCATGGGCTTGAGTCCCGCCTCCTGCTTGTTCCGGCGGAACAGTCGCGTCTTCTCCTCTTCGGGGGCGGCCGTGGTCTCTCCGGTAACCGGCTCATTCGCCTCTTCGCGGTAGGTCCATCCGAGCCACGCTAGGTATCCGTACAAGGCAGGCCACGCCAAGAGCGCACCCGGGTGTCCTTCGATGAGCGCCCATGGGGGTGTGATGAGCGCAGCGGTAGGAACGGCGAGCGCGCACGCGCACCGGAATGCGCGTGTTCCGAATGCGCGCGCACTCACCTCAATATCGGTGAGCGCGCGTGCGCGCGGGGGCGGTGTGCTGTGCGCGCGCCTTCCGCGCTGCTTCGCTTGCGCGCGCGCGTATCGCTGCTGCTGCTCGCTGAGCGCGCGCGCATCCTTTTCCTTGATGTGCGCTTCGATGCCTTCCGCGCGCGTCCATGCGCGCGCGTCTTCGGCGAGCGCGCGCGCACCCCGCAGGGTGTAACCCCACGAGGTGCGCGCGGTGCGCGCGAGTGCGCGCGGTTCGTCGCTCATTACCAGCCACCCAAGAGCTGCGAGACGAGGCCCTGCACGACCACGGTCATGCCGCCGTACAGGATATGCCCCAGGTCGTACACGAAACCACTAGCCCCGTGAGCGGCGATCGGGCCGATGAGCAGTGCCCACACGGCAGCGTTGTTGTAGTCGGGGTCGCTCCAGACGTCCGCGACCGTAGCGATGACCGCGAGGATGCAGACAACGCCCATGACGATGTGCGCGGGGATGCCGCCGAAGCCGTCGATAAAGCCTGAGATCGTGCCAGAGATCCCCGTGGCCCACGAGGACGAGTACAGCATGAACGAAGCCACCAGGCCCACCAGGAGAGCGACGTAAGCCCACTTGGTGCCGCGTCCGAACTTGTAGTTGATGAAATGGGCCGCAACGAACAGCAGGATGGCGATTGAACCTGTGTACGGGTTGTTTACCGCGTCTGCGGCCGTAATCTCTTCCATGTCTTTCGTCCTTCCGTCTGAATCTTAGGTCTGAATTAATTGTACACCTCCCCGGCACGGCACACCAGGCGGGTACATGCTTGCGGGTTACGTGACCTGCGGAAACACGTTCCCTGTCGGGTATCCGGCACACCGTGCCAGTGTGCCGAAAGCAGTGTTTCCGCAGGTCATACACGGTATTGAGGTGTGCCATCGGGTGTGACGCTGGCACGGACCCGGCACACCTTCCCCAATGGTGTGCCGGTCGCTGTGCCGGGAACATGACAACTCTCGTGCTTGAGATTTGTCGTGTTCCCGAACATGACAACCCGCGTTGTTAGTACCCGAGGGCCTTGCGAACCGGCGTGATCCACCGGGCGACGTGGTTGGGCACCCGCTGAGCGGGCACCGCAAGCTCGCCACGCGTGGGAAGCTTGCCGTTCTTCTCCACGTACTCCAGCATCCATTCCTTCATGGCCGCAGGAGCGGGGCTGTGTTCCTTGATCGCGTCGATCAGGTCGGACACGCCATGCGCGCTCACGACAGGAGCAGGCGCGCGCACCTCTTCGGCATGCGCGCTCGTCTCAGTGAGTGCGCGCGCGTCACCCGGAACATGCGCGCTCTCTTCAAGTGCGCGCGCGGGGGGCGCGCTCACCGGGCGCACGGCGCGCGCGTTGTGCGTGCGCGCGCTCATCGATGCGCGCTCATTCCAGGGGTTCATGTGCGCTACCGCTTCGGGAGCGAGCGCGCGCGCACCGGCGTAGCGCGCGGCGATGCGCGTCTGAATGCGCGCGCGCACTTCCGGCGTGAGGATGCCGAGCGCGTCCGCGCGCGCCCATGCGCGGTTGAATGCGCGCTCATAGAAACCGCGCGTAACCTTGGGGCCGACGTTGGCGGCGTACCCGCAGTTGACAATGAGCGTGATGAGCCGTTCGGTAAGAACCGCGCTCGCGTCCCGTGATGTCGCCTTGCCGCGCTTCATGCGGTACCAGGTGACCAGTGGCGATGTCTTGTGCGGACGCCCGAAGGTGATGACCACGTGCCACGCGACGGCCGCCAGGAGAGGCCACAGCGCGAAGATGGGGCTGTCACCACCCCACCAGGCGATGACGCCCATGAGCGACGCCATCGACCACACGCCCGCCTCATAGCGGTTGAAGCCGTTGCCTCGGGTCATATGCCGCAGGGACAACGCACCGAGGATCGCAAGCCAGGCTTCGAACACGATCACAGCGGAGATAGCAGCATCAACGGAGGTGAGCCCGATGCGCTGGATCGCGGTGATCGTGGCGTGCGCGCTCAAGTTGGTGGCGGCGAGCGCGACGAGCGCGACCGCGCTCATGAGCGTGACGCGCAAGCGCGCGTCCGCGCGCGTCCCTGATGCGCGCGCATCGGCTTTGCGTTGCGCGCGCGCTTCCATGTCGGGACGCTTGATCTCTCCCCAGATGCGCGCGCGTTCACGTGCGCGCTCGCGCGCGCCCTGGGAAGTTCGCCAAAGGATGAGCGCGAGCATGAGCGCACCGAGCGCGCACGCGCTCACTAGCGCGCCTGTGGGTGTTGACGTGAAATCTTCCATCATGAGTCCTTCATCTTGGGGGAGCCTCCACCATAGCACGAAAGAAAGCGGGCACTCAAGAGAGTGCCCGCTTTCGTATTCACATCAGTAGGCAGTGTTCCCGTTGAACTTCATCGACGTGCGGCCACACTCCGAAGTCCTGGGCTCTGACGGCTCTGATGGGTGACGCATGGAGTGTCTAGAATCCGAACGCCTGCCGTGGAACCAGGAGGACTCGAACCTCCAACATACACGGCGTGCCAGCTTTCGCTGCCTAGGTGCACCCGCAGCTCTGCCAGTTGAGCTATGGTCCCGTATTGGTGGGGCCGGGTCACTACTCCCGGCCCCTATACACGCAAGGCTCACCAGCTAGTGACCGGAGACTATCCCCGGTGTACTGACTGCGGCGTGAGCCTCGTGCACTCCCGTGGATTCGAACCACGCGCCTTCCGGTTTGACCCGAACGCTCTACCAACTGAGCTAGAAGTGCGACCACGGGACCAACCGCAGCCTGGTGCCCGCGTCGGGAGCTACCCGACCGAACCGAGTCCGTTACGCTGGTTAGGCGCTGTGCACTTTTAGTGCACGGACTAAACACACCGTGCGTGAGCGGGCTTCGAATCCCGCTGCGCTTCCGCTTCGACTTCCCGGTCTGCAACTGAATGCCACCTTGGCCTGTCTCACGCAGCGCTCTCCAATAAGATCACGCGCTCGGAACCACCCGAGTTTTACCAGCTCTGGGGGTCATGACTTCCCGTGAGCGTTGTCCGGTTTGCTGGTTAGGCAAGGTCGGACTTACCTTGTGGCGGGGGTCGGGATCGAACCGACGACTTCCAGGTTATGAGCCTGGCTTTCTACCAACTGAAATACCCCGACATGTGCCGAACCGAGGTCCGGACTTGATATTACCAGCTACTTGGGGTTGGGGAGCGTCTGACCGTTGCCCCAGTCGAGATCGTCCCAGTCGCCTGAATCGCTCAAAAGGTTGCCTTCCGTCGTTGGTCCTTGTTCTTTCTGATGTCCTAAGCCTAACAGGTATCCCCGATGCTGTCAACACCGGGGTATCCCTGAACGTTTCCGCAGGTCAGACCAGGAGCCAGCGGTAACCGCCGGTTTCCGTCTTGACGTTGCGAACCTTGCCAGCAGCCTGGAGCTTACTCAAAGAGGTGTACACGTTCGCCTCTTTCTCCCCGAGCTTTTCCGCCAACTGCGGTTTGGACAGCCCATCGGGGTTCTCCCCGAGGTAGCGCAGGATAGCGTCGCTGCGTTCCTTCACGGCACCTGACGGCTTGCGTCCGCGCTTGGGCTCCGGCTGCTCGACCTCCGCGTCATGGCCCGGTCCGGCGTCGCTCGTCTCCTCGATCAGAGTGTCGAGCGTCAACGGCTCAGCTTCGACAGGCGCAGCCGCGTGGACGAGAGCGGCAGCTTTCGCAGCGGCGGCCTTCATCGCCTCAAGGTCGGGCTTTGGCGCTGCTACCGGCGTAGGCGTCGCGGCCTTCACGGGCTTGGCCTTGGCCTCCTCCGCTTTCCGCTGCATCTCCGCTCGTTCAGAGAAGGCGTTCTTCGTTGGTTTCTGTCGGTTCGTTGCCACGTACATGATGATACCTCCAAAGGGTGAAAGGGGCTCCCAGTTCGGGAGCCCCTTAGATGATCTAGAAACCTGCGTCGATCGCACCGCTACCCGAGGAAACGGGAGCGCCACCCCCGACCGGCGGGAACTCGGTCACCGCGAGCGCACCGTCACGCGGGGGCCGCAGCTCCCAAGAGACTTCGACCTGCGGGTTACCGTCCCGGTCCATCTGGACCTGTCCGTCCCGCTTGGCCGCCTGTGTTTTGACAGTGACTGTCTTGCCGATGATCGCTCGGGCGATCTGGTCGAGCGTCGGACGCAGCTGCATCAGGGTCTCATCCGAGATGCCGAGCGCCTTCATGCTCTTCATGAACAGGCTGGCGTTGTTCTCGGTCATGTAGACCCGGTGATGGAACGTGGTGGGCCGCTTACCCGCGTGCTCACCTTCGGTGATCTTGAGACGCACCTCGATCTGAGGGGTCTTCTTCTGGCTGGACTCACCGGCTTCGGCGGACTCGATACGCACCTGGTAGGTGCCGATCGGAGCGACCTCAGTAACGCCGCTTTCCTTGGCCTTGGCGACCAGGACATCCCACGGAACAGTAGTCATGCTGTGTAGTCCTTACTCCGGCACGAAGCCGGGGAAGATTTGGCCCATCATCGTCGTGATGTTGGGGTTTTCGATGGCGTTCGTCGTGAACCGGTCTTCGAAGTGCGAACCGGTGATGTAGTTCGGGTTCGGCTTCACCATGAGCGAGCGAACCAACGGGCTGTCAGCGGCAATGATGCCATCCGCATTCGGCACCTGCTTGACCGTGAGGCAAGCCGTGGTGTTCATCCAGTAGGCGATGCCTTTGCGGAGCGCGCCTTCCATGTTCGGGACGTACTTGCCGTCCTGCCGGAGGTCACCTTCAGCGGTGAACAGCGCTACCCGGAACGGGTTGCGGACGTCTTTCACCATGTCGCGGAAACGCTGGATCTTCTCGGACATGCGGGTCAAGAGCTGGCCCCAGTCCGAATACTGCTGATTCCCGGACTGGAACCCCGGAAGTGCTTCCTTGCAACGCTTCTGGAGCTGCGTCACCGAGTCGACCACGATCGACTGGAACGGGTGATCGGGCTGAATAGTCCACTGGATGACCTGCTCAACGGTTTCCCATCGAAGCACATCGACCACGCAGATGTCCCAAGTCCCGTCCGCCTTCGGCGGCGCTTCGTTCGGGTCCCACCACACGACGCGGTAGGGCTGGTCCGGGTTGTTGGGGTTCTTGCGCCCCTCAAATGCGTTCCAGGACCCTTCGGCGTCGAGCGCGAGTACCGGCCCGGGGCAGCTCGCCCCGAGTGTCGACTTACCGCGCTTGGTTTCGGCGTACACCAGGAACGTCGCGTTGTGACGCGGGTTTCTGTCTTCGGTCATCTTGTCCTTCCTCTTTGTCCTAGGTCTGAATTATATCATGCCGCGTATCGGGCGAGCGGGTCACGCTCGGCGAACTCCTCCCGTACCATGTCTTCAGCTCGGGAGCCGTCGTCATAAAGCGGGCATAGCGTGAAAAACTGACATTTCCACGAGCACGAGTCATCGGGGCTCGGCTCGGCAATGTGCGCCTGCTCTTCAACCGTAGCGCCAGAGAGCAGCGCCTCAAGCTCGAAAATCTTCGTGATCTTCCGCTTCATGTGCAACTCGTACGAGGCGATCTGGTCGTCGTTGTGGTTCACCTCGAACCGGTCGTAGAACGGCGGTTTCGCCTGCTTGCCGCGCTTGACCTTCTTCAGGACGTTGTACAGAGCGCCATCACTCCAAGTGCCTGCGGGCTGCGTCATTCGCTCCAGCCACGCGTAGTGCAGCATCTGCGGATTCATGTGCAGCGTCTTGGTGGCAGATGTGAGGCTAGCAGCCGTCTTGTGGTCGAGTAGGAGATGCGCCCCGTCCATGAGGCGACGCACCCGAGCGTCCAGCTTGCCGACGACTTCGAACTCCCCGAACCGTTCCACGATTTCAGGTGCGAAGTCCGAGCCGCGAACCGAGACGATCTCCTCAATCGCGGTGAACTCGATACCGGCATCGACGCCGGACTCCGCAACCCAATCGGCGTAACCCTCCAGCATCGCGCGCTCAAGTTCGGAGTCCTTTTCGAATGCTTTCGCCACCTCGACATCGGGGTAGGTACCGAGTTCGGTGCAGTTGTCCAGGTACGCATTCCAGTCGTTGTTCTGCTCGGACTTGAGTTCGTTAAGGTACTGCTCGGGTTCAGGCCCGTAGAACACCTCAAGCGCTGCGTGCACGCGGCTCCCGGACCGGAGCGGCCCGGAAGGGTCGAGCGTGACCGGCGACAAGCGTCGGTAGCTCGACAAGTACCAGCGCCTATTGCATTGGAATTCTTTGAATTCTGACTGCGAAAATCGCCTCACGACTTACCCTCCTTCTCACGTTTGTACCGTGCTCGATCCCGCTCGTTGGCGCACACGCGACACCCGCTGTACGCTGTTCCTCTTCGTAGGGTGTTTTCCCTGGTTCGCGGGTGACCAT